CTATAAAAATCAAGTTGGACAAGCCCAGTTTGGTGGTGTAGGTAGTGGTGCATTTGGAGAGGTTGCACAAGGTTTAATGTATGGTCAATTACCTGCTCAAAGTCAACAAATGTTTATTCCAGGTGAAAAAGCTGATGATCCTTTATTTAGTTTAGGTGGAGCAATAAAAGGTGGAATAGGTGGATTTAAGACAGGAGGAGTACCAGGTGCCCTTGGTGGAGCTGTTATTGGTGGGTTAGCATAATTTAGAATATCACTAACAAGAATTTTTAGAGAGAGGAAAAATTATGCCTGTTATGGCTGGGAGTCTTCTACCTTTACTTATAAAAGCAGGTAGTGCAGCAAAATTACCTTTATTATTAAGATCTGCAGGAGCATTAGGTGGAGCAGCCCCAGGTTTACTAAGGGGTGATATAGGTGGTGCACTTGTAGGTGGTGGACTAGGTGCTTTAGGAACAGTAGGTTTAGGAGGATTAGGAAAAAATGTAGCAGCTGGAACGGCTGGGTTAGTAGGAAAAGGATTGACTGCAGCAGGTGTTAAAGGAGCTGGTGTTGGTGCAGTAGCTAACTTAGGAAGAGTACTTGGACCAGCTGCATTAGGTGCTGGAGTAGGTAGATTAGCAGGAGGAGTTGGATCTCCAGCTGTTGGTGGTGTTGCTAGAGGAGCTGCAGGATTAGCAGGATATGGAACAGTAGGAGGAGAATATATGGGAGGATCACCATTACCACCTGGCATGAATCAGTATGGAGGAGTACTTCCGTTAGGAGATCCATTAAGTGTTTTAAGTCCATTAGGTCTAGATGCAGGTAGAAGACTAAGAACTGTAAAAGATGCTGAGGCTTTGAGAGATGCAACAAATATTGTTCTCCCAACAGTTAGGAAGTTTTCAGAGCAAGCTAAGAGAGATGAGTTTGCAAGAAGTATGGCTGGTGCAGGTATTAGACAAAACATTGCAACTAATGCAGCTCTTACAGAAAATATGCAGAGGGCTGGATTAAACTTAGGTATGACAGCTGCTCAGCAAGCAGGCGATGCTCTAACTCAGAGGTACAACTACTAAGATGAATGAAGATTTTTTAGGTTTTGAATTACCATTTTCTACTACCGGATTAGATTTTTCTACTGGTCAAAGAGGTATTGATCTTAATAAATTTTTTAAAGAAAGTAAAAAATCTGATAATAAAAAAATACCAACTACTGTAAGAGAATTATCAGAAAAAAATGAAGAAGAATATGCAAAAACATTAGCAGATTTAGGTGGTTCTAGTGGACTAATACCTGTTAAACCTGAAAGAAAAGAACAAGGTACTTTAGGTAAAGTTTTAAATTATTTATATGGAAGTCCTGAAAAAATGGAGACTGAATTAGTAGATGGAAAACTTGTTGCAAAGGATAGACCAAAAAATATAGGAAGATTTACAACAGGATTAGCAGATGCACTCACATTTAACATTACTGATTATGACAGGCAAGGTGGTGGGTTTCTTAGTGATGTAAATCCTATATCAGGTTTAGGAGGAGCACCTACAGATTACAAGCTAACTAAATCTCAAAAAGATGCATTAAAAGAACAACAAGAGTTAGAGGATGATTTAGCTAAAGGACCATTAGATAATGCTGAAGAAAGATTAGATTTCTTAGAAAAAAATTATGATCGTATAAATCAATTAAATAGAAAGATGAGAACCTCTGCAGCGTTGGATTCAACTTTGCAGTATGCAGCCACTGAACCCATAAGACAAGCATTTTTAAATAGAGCTGCAGAGCAGGCAGCACAAAGAGGATTAAGAGTTAGAGGAGCATTAGAAGCAATGCCTTCTAATATCCAAAACATAATGTCTGCTAAACAGCAGCAACAATCTCTTGCTTCTTTATCAGAAGCTGAGAGACAAAGAGCCACCGCTGCACAACAAGATGCTGCGACTAGATTTGCCGGACTCGGCATGCAACGTCGATTTGGTTAATCTAAACTAAAAGAGTTACTTGAGGTAAACCGTTATGATGGGAGGAGGATCCCCACCACCACCACAGATAATATATCCACCAGCTGTGTCTGCAGCTCCAACAACGCAGGTACCTACTCAGGCTCTTGCTGCTCAAGGAGCACTTAATGAAGTAAGTGGAAAACAACAAAGGTTGAATATGGAGCTTGGTGCCCAGTTAGATAGAACTAATGCAGAGTTCTTTGCTGGTCAAGATATTAGGCGTGGACAAGCTGCTTCTGCAGAACAACGTCTAACTATTGATAAAGCTGGAGAAGATACTCGTGCAACTCAAAGAGTTGTCGGCCAAGAGCGTCGTGCTGAGATAGGTGAAACTGGTCTTCAATATAGAAGAGGATTAGAGACTGCAGGAGAACAAGATAGAGCGTTGACAAGAGAAACAGGTAAAGAGACAAGACAGACAGATTTGCAAAAAGAGATGTTTAGACGCTATAAAGAGAATAGAGATTACGAACAGGCTCAGAGCCAATATAGAACATGAAGAAATGGATTCAGACTTTATCTAACAAAGATCGTGAATCCTTTCTTGAATTTTGTAAAAAAGCTTCAAGCCCAATACAGATATATTTATTTGCCCGATTTTTAGGTTTCCAAGGGACGGTAGTGGAATGTAATGAATGGTCAATAAAAGAATTTAAAAAACGTAATTTTAATGAAGTTTTAGAAGCAGAAATAGATAATATGAGAATTGATATAGGTAAGTTACGTGATGCAATTGATATGGGAATTGTAAAACAGGATATGGGTGCAGCAAGAATTGCAATGCTTCAGAAAGAATTACGTGGAGCTATAAAACAAATAGAAGATAAGAAAATTTTACAGGATAAACAAGGTTTAATTCTTGCAGGAGCCGATAGAGCATTAAGAGAAATGCTTTCTATTTTTAGAGATGATCCAATAGAAGGTCCTTTACAGGAAGCATCGATGGGAGTCTGGACAAAAATATTACAAGAAGAATCTTGAGCAAAAGTACGCTATGCTACGTTCATGGCAGGAACTAGTATTTATAGCGTCTATAGACGTACAGCAAGAGCAGCTGCAAAACAACAAGTAGTTAAAAAAACTTCTAATGTTGATGTAGAAAGAGCTAGAAAAGATTTTGCTTATTTTTGTGATGTTGTAGGGGGAAAACCACCTGCTAAGCATCATCGAGAATGGCATAAGTATTTATGTACTGGTGATGACAGTGTTTGTCTAAGAGGAATAGCCGGACCTAATATTGATATTCTTGCTCCAAGAGGCTCTGCAAAATCTACAGTTTTAGGTTTGTATACAGCATGGGCAATAGGCATTCATGCAACACAAAAATTACCTTTAAAAATTTTATATATTTCTTATACCGTTGATGTAGCTAGACCAAAGAGTGCAGCAATAAAAAGAATAATAGATGAAAGTAAAATCTACAAAGAAATTTTTCCAAAAGTTAAGATTGCTAAGGGAATAAATTCGAATGAATATTGGAGTATAGATTGGAAATTTGCAGGAATAAAATCAACAGGTGAAGAAGAATTTAGTGTTTGTTGTGCAGGATTAAAAGGTGCTGTTACATCAAAAAGATCACATCTTTGCATAATAGATGACGCAATAAAAAGTTCCGATGATATTAAGAATAAAGATATTAGGCAAGCAATGGAAGATAACTGGAATGCAGTTATTGTTCCTACGATGTTTGAAGGAGCTAGAGCTATTTGTTTAGGTACAAGATTTCGACATGACGATATACACGCTAGAGCTTTCTTACCATCTAATGGTTGGAAACAAATAGTACAATCTGCAATAACTGTAGATAAAGAAGGAGAGGAAATATCGTATTGGCCTGATATGTGGAGTTTAGATTATTTAAAAGATAGAAGACGTATCGCTCCTGTTGCATTTAGTTTCCAATATCAAAACCAGATTGTACAAACTAGTGAATTATCATTATCTCCAGACTTAATTGTTAAAGGAACTATTTCTACAGATTTTGATGCTTTAGGAGTAGGTGTTGATTTATCTGCTGGAATTAGAGAAAGAAACGATTATACAGTTTTTGTTATGGGTGGAAGAGTAAAAGACAAAATTCATATTATTGATTGTAAGAGAGTAAGAGTTATGGGAAATATAGAAAAATTAGATCTTTTAATGGAAATGATGGAAGAATGGGGAGTTATCCACAGAGATGGTAAAAATTTATTTCCTACAGGAAGTTCATTGCATATTTGGTCTGAAGCAGTTGCATATCAAGCATCATTGGAAGCAGACTTCAAAAGAATATGTCAAACAGAACAAGGATTATATAATTTAATCTGGCATCCTGTCAAAGGATTTCGCGGAGACAAAGTTGCTCGTTTTAGGGGGATTATGGGATTATTTGAACAAAGAAAGATAATTTTTAACAAATATAGAAAATTTGGAGCTCTTACAGATGAGATAGTAAATTTTGGCGTTAGCTCACATGATGATTGCGTAGATGCTCTAGTTTGGCTATGTAATGGGTTAATGACTCGTGGAAAACTTGAGTTAGAGTATTGAGGATTTAAACTAGAAGTATTAACAATGCCAGAACCTTCTTTTTACAAACTTGAACTAGAGCAAGATGCTTATGGTTCAGCAGTAATTGCATTACCTGATGAGCTATGTCATGACATGGCACTACAACCAAATGAAAGATTTGATGTTGAAGTTGAGGGAGATGTAATTACTTTTAAACGGTTACATGCTGGTTATGACATTGACAAGTAACAGAGGTACCTAATTAATGGCCGAGAGTAATAGTAAATCTGTTTTGGATGAAATGATTAAATCCGTCATAACTCGTGACGGAAAAGGATCGGCTGATACTATGTTGGTCAGTTCCCATTTATCCCAAATGAAGATGTTTGGAATAAGACAGGGAGTTGAGTTTTATCCACAACAAGATAATTTTGGAACACAAAGATTTGATTTTATTCAACAGGTCATAAAGTTTAATCAATTAGATGCAAGGTTAGATGCAATATGGGATAGATTTTTATCTTATGGAAAAGGTTTATTTTATATAAGACCAACAAAAAAATCCTACAGAATTTATTGGTTTAATAAAGATTCTTATAGGACATATTATTCTCCTGAAGGTGAATTAGAAGAAGTCATTATTATTTATCCCTACAAGGTAAGATCTTCGAAAGGTTTTGCAGGTGTTGGTTTAAATACTGATAAAAGATATATGAGATTAAAAATAACTGCTACTGAAATAGAAGAATATCATTCAGAACAAGAAATAACTTTTGAACAAGAAAATACAAATTTTGCAACTTTTGATAAAAAAATTGTAGAAAATACTATGGAGTTTATTCCATGTGTTGAAGTATTTAATAATCCTGATGCTTTTGGAACTGATGGTTCAGGTGAGTTTGATTTTATAGCTAATCAGATTACTGCTCATGATGAGATGGTAAAAAATATTAGAGCTAACTTATCATTCTTTGGTAATCCAACTCTTCTATCTTCTAGACCAAAACAAGACATTGTAGAAAGCGATTCTGAAACTGCACAAAGACCTAGTATATCCAGTCAATCAGGTTTCGGATCTAATCTTGATTTGTTTGGTTCTACTTATAAACAAGATCCTATAACAAGAGCACAGCCCGGATATTCAGGTAGGCCGGGAAGTGGAATGAGAGTTCCCAGAGTTATTGCAAATTTAGAGCCATCTGATCGTGTTGGATTTATTACTCCTAATGCAGTTAGTTCTGATCAGGCCAGATTCGCTGAACAGTTAAGAAGTGAAATTAGATTAGCTCTAGGGGGAATAGATGATTTAAGTATTACTAACGTAACAGCTACAGAAATTAAATCTGCCTATGGTCGAGTTAGTGCTACTGCTAAAAAGAAATGTTTACAGATTTATCAATATGGAATTTGCAAATGTTTCGAATTAATTATTTTCCAAGAAGAGCAAATTTTTAGAAAATCATTGGCATTTGCTTCAGGAATAGAATATCCAAAATTACCTGAAAATACGGAAGATCC